AACACAAAAAATAACAGCCAAAATACTACAAATTTAACCCAAAATTAAAAATATTACTGGCTGTCAATGACGCTTAAAATGGCACTCATAACAATTTGACTTTCTAGGATCAATCATACATGGCACTTGAACTGTCTACGTAGACTATATTACAAGCCCACACAAACGATTTACTTTTTTTAAAAACAGGAACAAATATAGAACAAATAGCATATAAAAAGAGAACAAACAGCCTATTTTATGTTATATTTTACGTGCTAATTAATGCCTTTTAGTGCCATTTTAAAGCCCATATACGCTATATAAACAACCCATGTATGATAGTTCATAAAACTTTCCAATGCCAATTTGTCAAATTAATGACGGGTAAGTCAAATTATTGACATCTTGACAGGATTGACAACAAAACAGCCCTTGTATATCTTGATTACATTATCAATTTTAACAGCAAAGGATTTAACGAAATGAGAATTAAAGTAAAAACTATAATAGTAGATAGTACTTCTAAAGCTCATAAAAAAGCACAATTAAAACGCCATAAGGCAAAAGTAAGAACACAAGGTAAAAAAATAGCAAAGGATTATAGATAATGAATATTCACAAGCAAGATAGTTTAATAGATATTCACGTAAGCTCATGGTTGGTTCAATTAACAGCAAACGAATTATATAAGTTAAATGAAGGCAACGATGATTTTATAATTGAAGAACCTTCACAATTAATGACTGAATATTACACAATACAATGTGAGTTTAAAAACGGCGAAAGATATATTTTAGATTATCAATTCAAAACTAATGAAGGTAAAGCAAACGTTACTTGTGAAAAGATAAAAGCATATGTATCAAATGGTGGTTGTTTAAATTTAGATTATTGGACTGAAACCGACCCTTGTTACGGCTCAAAAGCATATTGCGATTTACATGGTTTTTAAATAATGTTTATTTACAATGGGAAGTGTAAAAGCTTCCCATAATATGTAAACATTAACCAGTAAAACAATTTAAACCAACCAACAGAAAGTGAAAACAATGTATAACGAATTAGATGACTATACTAAAATGACAGTAACCGACGTAAACAAAAACAATTTTTATTTTCACAAATTGCGTGGCGGTAAAATATCAAACGCAATGTATAAAATAGATGACTATATAGGCTATTGTAATTCGGATAAAAAATATTGGATTACTAATTTAATGGGATATTTAGGTGACAACACACCGCCACTAAAACCACGTGCTTTTGTTTATGTGGCGAACCACGATTTAACACCACGACAAATCAAAAAATTTAACAATAAATACGGAGTATAATAAAATGAATATGCAACTATCAAAAACTGAAATAGCTATTGCAAATAGTAAAACCGTATTTGGTGCAACTGTTAAAAGTGTTAGTGATGGACTAGGTAAAACCGAAAAGATTATTAAAAAATCTACTAATATAAAACTAGGTAAAAAAGTAACAAAAGGAAAGTTTAACGGTTTTCCAATATTTACAGTTACACTTCAAGAACGAGCAACCTGTCCAACTGATTGCATACACTGGTCTAATTGCTATGGCAATAATATGCCATTCGCAACACGTTATACATTAGATAAGCAAGCGATTGAATTAATGGAAAGTGAATTGACCGAATTACAACGCAAGTATCCGAATGGTTTTCTAGTTCGCTTGCATATACTAGGAGACTTCTTTTCACTTGCATACGTAGAACAATGGAATAAATGGTTGCGTCAATTTAGTGCTTTGCATGTTTACGGCTATACTGCAAATTTACCTAATTCTAAAATTACGTTATATCGTAAAATTGCCAGTGCGATAATTGATATACGCAACGAATATAAAGAACGGTTCGCAGTTCGTTTTAGTGGATACAATGACAGCGATAAAATGACAGCGTTATCTTATGATGATGAAATAGCAGTTAAAATGGTTCAGGATAAAAAAGCATTTATTTGTCCAGTACAGGAAAATAAAACGGATAGTTGTGGCACGTGCACTGCATGTTGGGCATCTTTTAAACCAGTAGTTTTTATAACTCATTAATAAAAACAATCACTTGCGTCACAGTCTTAAATGACTGTGGCGTAAAAAATAGGCTCGACTTATCATAGGGGGGGAAAGGGATAGTGGCAAAAATGTCACAGTGTGGCAAGGAGGTAACTGTTACACAAAAGACACAGATTAAAATAAAATATTTATTTATGTAGACAAGGTTAAAATAAAAATATATAGTAATTGTATAAACAGAAACAATGGAGTTAAAAATGCAAGTATCAAATAATCAAAACTTTGAGAAGTTTACTAAAAAGAAAACAGCTAAGCCAAGTAATAAACTTATTACGAGGAAAGAACAAAAACTAAAAACTATGAAATTAAAAGCATTAAGAAAATTTATTGAAAATAATCAAAATTAGGTATTGACAAGTATTTGAGTATAGACTAAAAGAAAGTATAAGGTACGACACTGACAGAAAAGTGACATCAGTAAGACTGAAACAACTAACGCTCTGCCTTATACAACAAAAACTGAAACAAACAAAGTGAGGACTAAATGACTACAACTATAATTTTAGAAGTGTTACATGGGCGTGTATTTGATGGTTCAAGTCAAATACTAGGATACGCAGAAATAGGTGAAACTACTATTTTTGATGATCCCATACTACGACAAACCTATCCTATCACTATACCAGAACTATGTGATTTGTATAGAGAAAGATTTCCTAGTGGTAACACATTTAGTATTGTAGAAAGAATTATTGAAGTTTGATACTATGTCCTGAGTATGACACTAAAAGGCTCATTAAAACTGAAACCCGACTGCAACACAGTCACAATTTTAAGAAGTGGAGAAAATAAAAATGGCTAGACATAAGAGAGAAGTTACAAGAGCAATTATAAACAATACTATGGTAGAAAAAAGGTCTTGTAATCAAGGTAATGAAGAACAAATAGTTATCAAAGATGCTTTTGGTGGTGTTCTCGTTATCGTACCAAAAAGTAAAAGTGGAATGATTAATGCCATGTATAATGGTACTGCGTCTAGGTCAGTTTTTGGACCTTTTATGACCCTCGCCCAAAAGCAAAAAGAAACTGCTAAATTAGCTAAAATAGGTGCTAAAACATTAGCAAGAACCAAAACAAAACCTATTAAAGCTAAAGTTGCAACAGTTAAAACTAAAACTAAAAGTGTTGCATAAATATCACACTTGACAAGCACAGAGTATGTCCTTATAACTAGGTTTACAAGAAGGTAAACCGATAGGGCATACTAAACGAAACAAAACAGAAAGACAGAACAAATGACAACAATATACATAGACATGGACGGAGTAATAGCACAATTTTTTGAGAGATTTGCAAGTGACAACAACAAAAAACATTGGAGCGAAATAGAAAATGTAGCTGACGCACTAGACAATCTCAAAGGAACTGACTTTTTCCACAGGCTAAATGAGTACGAAACAGCCACAGATTTACTAGCATTTGTTAGTCAGTACGATTGGGGCATTTGTTCAAGTCCATTAACAGGCGATGAATACAACTCTGCATATCACAAACGCAGATGGCTAGAAGATAAGGGATACATGCCAAAGATACAAAACCTAATCTTTACGCACAATAAAGAACAGTTTGCGACAAACAGAATAGATGGTAGTCCAAATCTACTGATAGATGACAAGCCTACTAACTGTAAGAAGTGGAGAGATGAGGGTGGTATAGCTATAAGATACCAAGCAAATGAGGACAGCCTTGAAGAATTAATTGACAGAATAGCTAAGATAATGGAGAATAGATAATGAGAACAGCTTTACACATAAGAGACCGAAACTACCGCTTTGCCCTAGCATGTAATACAATTAAATGGGTAGGCATACTGGCACTAAACGCATGGATAGTTTACGCAATGGCTACATGCTACTTGGAGACATTATAATGACCAAACGATTTGAAGTACAGCTAGACTATGGTGGCAACCCTGTAAACAAAACCTATGAACAGCAAGCAGGTGTAGACGACTGGAAAGACGCAGTGGAACTGGCTATAACTGAACTGCTAGAGTATGAACGTGGGGAAAGAGAAATGGAAGAATGGCTACATCAAAAAGAAATGCCAGAAAAAGATGTTGACATTAATTATATAAAAGAGTATCAATAATTATGGGAGTTTTGGTAAGTGAATGTTTAAAAGTTTGCACAATTAAACAGCGTTGGTGCAACAACGTAACGTAAGGTTCAATTCCTTACACTCCTACTAAAAATAAAAGTTGACATTAATTATATAAAAGAGTATCAATAATTATAGTTATTTAAAAAGGAACTGACAAATGAAATTATTAGCCACTATAGATTTTAATACAGCAAACATTGTATTTAATTTTGGTGACGATTGCTACGGAGTACAGCATCAAGAAACTGGTTATGTAGGTATTTACGCAAAAGATGACAACGATTTATTACAAATATCAGATAAGTTAATTAAAAATCCAAACAAAACTGGTGAGGAAATTGCTAAAGATATGTGGGGATAGTTATAATAATTATAAAATAGCCATTGACATTAATTATATAAAAGAGTATCAGTAGATATACAAACTTAAAAAGGAGAATAAAATATGCCATTAGATTTTAATTACACTAAGCACTACAACCCAATGTCAGGTTTAGATATGCCAGAATACTTGGAGTTTGAAACACACAGAGAACCTACACGTATGCAGGGCAAGGACTATGTAATAAACAATGATACAGGTGATGTGCTAGGCATAGTGGGCAGTAAGTTTAACGCTGTGTCACATCAAAAGTTTTATCACGATGTGTATAACACAATGTCCGAACAGCTAGGAAGTCAGGCTATGGAAGGTGTAGCAATCAAGTGGAACACAGCCAGAAACAATGCCTTTGCTATGCTTGACATTACCATGCCAAACACTAAGGCACTAATCACGACACCGAAGCATACCACAGAGGTAGCACAAAGGCTGATTGCCCTACATGGTGTGGACGGTCTGTGTTCTAATCAGGTGTTCTTTGGTGCGATAGATTTCTTTTGTACGAATGGTCAAATAGGTGGTGAGCACGACAAAGTAAGGCGAAAGAATACCACAAACTTTAACATGGATACCTTTATACGTGAGCTAGAGAACAGCGTAACCGATTTTTACAAGCACGTTGAACTACTACAAAAGTGGGCAGATACAAGCACACTACACGTAAACATAAAGACCATGCTAGAGGGTGTGATTAAGTCGGAACGTAAGGCAGAGAAAATGTACAGTCTATACAATGAGGAAGCCAGTAGGCGTGGACACAATGCCTTTGCCCTGTATAGTGCCTTTACGAACTACGCTACCTATGCAGATGAACGCAATGGGTTTAGCCTACGTAACACAGGCAATGACACAAACTCTGTTAGTATGTGGCTACGTGAACAGGAAGTAAACAAGTGGATAAGTACACCACAATTTAAAGAGTTAGTTGCATAAACAATACTTGACACCCTAATGTGACTATGCTACGGTGTAGTCACACAACCAACACAGGAGTATAACGTATGACAATACCACACATAAAGCTATCAGACACGATGCTCAACAAGTATATCATTGACGCTAAGAAAGATGTACTTGAACAGATGGGCATAGAACCTGACCAATCAGACGGTGTAGAAACTTGGGAAGACCCTACCTATAGAACGGCACACTATTGGTTTGATGTAAATTTTATATTTGACATTAAATTCTACATGACAACCAGAGGTGACAAACGTATGTCCATACCTGAGTTACGTAAGTATGCAAACACAGGTGATTACGTGTGGTTTGAAAAAGTACAAGATAGTGAGAATGACCTGTATATAATACACATAGGCAAGGAACTACCTGTAGATAAAAAAGAACAATACGAACAACTACAAGTGAGGTATGGCTGATGGACTACAGATGGTATAAGAAAGAGCTAGAGTTCTTGCGTGCATTAAGTCAAGGCACTATGCCCATCACTAAAGTATGCAAAGATGACGATGAGTACGATGCCTTTCAAGAAGCTAAGAAGGGTATGCGTGGACTGAAAACAATTAACTTTGAAATAGAGGATTAGAAGGTGAACAACGACATCTTAACTATGCAAATCTGTGTGGCACTTGTGCTAGGCATTGCCACAGTAGAATCTTTTCTTAACATAATAGGAATGAGTAGCTTCATGTATCCAATAGGAGACTTCAGATGACAGTGATATATATTTTAGTTGGTCTTATTTGTATGGGTATTGTGGCAGTAATACTAGCACTAGAAAAAGTTAGAGAAAAAGATGAGGAGAGAGATTGACATGACGTATAAAATTAAAATGACTACTGAACCAGACAGAGAAGTCGAAGCTATGCGATTAGGCATAGACCACAGAGTAATGGTTACTTTGCGTGACTTGACACTAGAAGATGCTTCTCTTGTAGCTAAGTTAGTATCTCAGTTAGACGCAAAAAGAAAGGGCAAGTAATATGCAAGGCTACAGTGTAAAACAAATACAGTACAGTGACACCAAGGACTTAATCCTTAATGTACACTACGCTAAACGTATGCCTAGTATATCCTATGCGTATGGTTTGTTTGAGGGTGATGACATGGTGGGTATCGTTAGCTACGGCTCACCTGCTTCACCGTCACTGTGCAAGGGTGTCATGGGTGAGGAACACAAGAGCAAAGTCATAGAACTAAACAGGCTAGTTTTACGTAACAACAAAAGGAATGAAGCAAGTTATCTTGTGGCTAACTCATTGAAACTATTACCTAGACCTAAATGTGTGGTAAGCTATGCTGACACTAAGGAAGGACACACAGGGTACATCTACCAAGCCTGTAACTTTATGTTTACAGGTACAAGTAGACCACGTACAGACATGGCAGGTAAGGAAGGCAACCACTCAAGACATCATAGTGGAGACAGAACTAAAAGAGTTGACAGGTCAGCTAAACACAGGTATATTACATTCGTAGGAAACAAAAAGGAAAAGAAATGCATGAAGAACATACTGAACTACCCGATACAGGAGTACCCAAAATGAAAGCATACCATAACGAAGGGTTCTTTAAGGCAACCCTGGTAGTACTCTTTCTACTTGTATCACTACCATACATCATAGGATACCTAGCTTGGGGAGACCCTTGGTTGCAAACATACAAAGAAATGTTTCACCCTGACAGATGTAGGTACGAAGACAACAAACATAACATTATAGATAATTGTGAAAGGGAGTAACAGATGGTGGCATGGATACCAAGCACAAAGTATAACTATTTCGTAGAGTACACATCAGGTGTGTCAGATAACTTACATTCAGTTTATTTATACGCTACGAGTGAGTTACACGTTAAGGAAATATTAGGTGACTATAAAGTCTTAACAATAGAATTATACGAAGGGAAGTAAGATGAGAATATTTAAAAGAATAAATCCTATAGCTAGGACTATGTTACGTAACAGGCGTAGTCCACAGGTTATACCCAATAAAAAGAAAAACTACGTGCCAGATATAGATGACTATGATGATGTTTACATAGACATGGACACAGGGGAAATAAGGACAGAAGATGCAGAGAACACAAAGGAGAAGTAACATGATAAAAGAAGTATGGATAAAAGTTCCAGAGTATGACCACCTAACTGATGAACAGAATGAATTGTTTACAAGTCTTTATCAAGTGTCTAATCATGGACGATTATGGTCAAACAATACAGGTAATTTTAAAGTACCTAGTACACAAACTAAAGGTTATAAAATACTGTGTTGGGCTATACCAAAACGTATGGGAGTAGGACTTAAAAATCAAAGAAGCATTGCATACAGAGTACACAGAATGGTAGCTAAAAGTTTTATTGATAATCCATACAATAAACCTGATGTAAATCATATTGATGGAGATAAATCAAATAATAATGTAGATAATATTGAGTGGTGTACAAGTAAAGAAAATGCCCAACACTCAAAACATATACTAAAAAGTGCATGTTATAATGAAGGACATAAAAGTATATATTCTAAGGCTGACGAGAAGACAAGAAGGTTTGTAATAGATAATTATAAACAGGGAGACCGTCAGTTTGGAACAAGAGCACTTGGCAGAATGTTTAATGTAGATCATGCTACAATTATAAAATATATAAAGGACGGAGTATGTTAACCACAGCACTCGTATGTCTAGCCATGAACATTTATTGGGAAGCTAGATCACAATCTACAGCAGGTCAGATTGCTGTGGCACAGGTAGTAATAAACAGAGTCAATGACAACAGATACCCTGATAACGTCTGTGATGTCGTTACACAGGCAGTAAGACATTCGGGTAGTGACCTACCTGTAAAGCATAAATGCCAGTTCTCATGGTTCTGTGACGGTCTGAAGGACAATCCTACTGACGAGAAGGCATGGGCAAAGGCTTTGCTTGTCGCTGTAACTGTACATGACGGTAAGACTATTGACATGCTAGAGGGTGCGACACATTACCACGCAGTCAATGTATATCCAGAATGGGCATTGACAAAGACACGCACTGCACGTATAGATAATCATATATTTTATAGATGGGAGAAGTAAACATGAAATTACCACGTTATGTACAAAGTAAAACTTTAGCAGATGGACAGATATGCTACAGATTTAACCCACCACAACATCTAGTTACACAAGACATTATCAGTAGATGTGAGTTAGGTGCAGATTTGCAACAGGTTAAAGTTGAGGCTAAAAAACTTAATAAAATTATAGATGAATGGTGTGACAAATATGCAACAGGTACTACCCTGAAGAAGAGTGCCAAGTTGTCGCAGTTAATCTATGTGTATAAACAATCCAATGATTACAAGATGTTACGAGATAAAACCAAAAGTCAATACGATTATTTTTTAAATATTTTAGTGTGTGATTTAGGTGACAGGCGTATCGTTGACGTTACAACACGCATGGCTAAGTATCATTATGAGGAATGGGTAAAGAGGGGAATACATTTTGCCAACTATGCCTGTACTATATCTAGTAGGCTGTTTCGGTACGGTATTCAGATGGAACATGTACTTATGAATCCATTTGGTAACATAAAACGTAAGACTGTCAAACAAAGAAAGACTGTGTGGACGAGGGAACAGGTGATGAAGTTTCTTGATGTTGCCTATGAAGAGTTTGAGTATAGAAATGTTGGGTTGATTATCCAGATGGCATACGAGTGGTGTCAGAGGATTGGAGACATGAGAATGTTAGAGTGGAGTAGTGTTAATTTAGACACATCTATTCTGTCTCTTGAGCAGTCTAAACGGAGAGCACAAGTTTTCCTACCTATCTCTGATGAGCTTAAAACGATGCTCACACAGCAACAAAAGGATTTTGGCTTCCAACCATACGTTGCACCACGACCACGCCCTGTAGGGGGTAAATATCACCCTTACAGCCTAGAAAGAATGTCTAAGGCAGGTAGAGTTGTTATGAAACTGGCAGAATTACCTGATGAATTACGATTAATGGACTTGCGTAGAACAGGTACAACTGAAATGGTAGAGTCTGGTGTTCCACTGCCACAAATTATGTCAGTTACAGGACACGCAAACCCACAATCAGTAAAACCATATTTAAAAAATACATACACAAGTGCAAATAATGCCTTGACAACCAGAATCAATCATGTAAAATCCACTGTAAGTGAAAACATAGAAAGTGATATAACATGAATAATATATATGACATTGTAAGTGATTTAGATTTAAGTAATGGAGAAACTAAACGTATGGACTGTCCTGCATGTAAAGGTTATAAAACATTTACAGCTACAAATAATATGGGTAGTTTAGTGTGGAACTGTTACAAAGCTAATTGTTCTGTATCTGGTAACACACGTGTTCACTTAACAAGTGACGACATACGTGAGTCACTTAGACCCCACGTACAACATCAGAAAAAGGACTTTGTATTGCCAGAGTATGTTGTTAGTCATTCACAGGAAGTGTTACCATTTCGTAAAAAGTTTGGCTTAGATGAGGACAGCGTAGAGTTATATTACGATGTTAAAGAACATAGAGTTGTCTTTCCAGTGGTACATGATAGTTGCATAATTGACGCAGTTGGGCGTTCTTTAGGAAAAAGATTACCTAAATGGAGAAGATATGGAAATAGTGACTTGCCATACGTACATGGTTATGGTAAGGTTGCTGTAGTTGTTGAGGATTGCGTCAGTGCTGCTGTTGTAGGAAGTGACGTATATGTCGGGGTGGCTGTGTTGGGTACTTCACTCTCCGAATCACACAAGAGGTACTTGTCGCAGTTCTCAACAGCAATCGTAGCGTTAGACCCCGATGCACTACCAAAGACGCTACAGTTTATGAAGGAACTACGTGGTTATGTAGATAGTGTAAGAGTAATGAATTTGATAGACGACTTGAAGTATAGAAACCCGACTGACTTAGAAAACTTAGACCAACATAGGAGATTAAATTATGGAATTAGGACTGATTAGAAGTTTAATGGACAAGAAGTTCTACGATGAACATCGTGGAGCTAGATGCCCAGACAGATTGTTTAGTAAAGATGTACGTAAGATTAAACAGTCTATAGATAAAGCTATGCAACAGTATGAACGTAGTGTTACACCAGACGAGATAGAGGCTCTGTTTGTATCTGGTAATCCCACAATGACCACTGCACAAAAGGGTGCTTACAGTAGTCTGTTTGCACAGGTCAAGAAGGAACAGCCTATGGGCAGTGACATAGCACAAGATGTGTTATCTAAACTGTTTCAACAGGTTATTGGAGAGGACATTGCTAACATTGGATTTGATTATGTAAATGGTGTACAGAATAATCTTGAACCACTACGTAACATTATTGAGAGTTATGGTGATGACTTTACACCTAATCTTAACATTGAGTGGGATGATATTGATATTGAAACATTACTCAATAAGAATGATTTGGAATCACAGTGGACATTTAATATACCCACACTCTGTCGTAAAGTTGAGGGTGTTAATGCAGGTCACTTGATTGAGATTGGTGCGAGACCCAATACAGGTAAAACATCTTTTCATGCCAGTATTATTGCAGGTCCAAATGGATTTGCACGACAGGGTGCAAGCTGTATTGTGTTATGTAACGAAGAGGGTGCTCACAGAGTTGGTGCTAGATACCTAACTGCTGCAAGTGGTATGACGATGCACGAAGTTAAAGCTGACCCTAAGAAAGCACACATATTGTACGAACCTGTGAAGCAAAACATCAAACTACGTGACGCTACAGGTAAGGACATGGCGTGGGTTGAGAGTGTCTGTAAGACATACAAGCCTGACATTGTGGTGCTTGACATGGGTGACAAGTTTGCACGTACAGGTGGCTTTGCACGACAGGACGAAGCACTGAAAGCTAATGCTGTGTATGCACGTATGATTGCTAAACAACATGGGTGTGCTATATTTTATATGTCACAGTTGAGTGCAGAGGCAGAGGGTAAGACTACCAGTGTTAATCAGAGTATGATGGAAGGTTCACGTACAGGTAAAGCTGCTGAAGCTGACCTTATGATATTGATTGCTAAAGATAATGTTACTGAAGGGCAGGAAGAAGAAAGTACGGCACGATACTTAAACTGTGTTAAAAATAAGTTGACAGGGTGGCACGGACATGTTATGTGTAATCTTGATTATAGAACAGCGAGGTATGAAGTATGAGAGGAAAAAGAAATTATAAATTAAGAAATGATGTAGAAATATATCAAATGTATTTAGACACAAAAAAATGTAACAGGTGTGCTATAGAATTAAAAATGCACGATACATGGTGCGAAGGAAATGCAAAGAAAAGAAACTATATATGTAAAAAATGTGATAGTATAAAAGGAAGAGAAAATAGACTTAAAAGATTAGCAATAAATATATCAAACCACGCTTTAAAACAATATAATAAGGCAAAAGATGGTTATGTCTATGCAATTACTAATCCTGCATGGGAAGGGTGGGTTAAGATTGGTATGGCTGTAGATGCTGACGATAGATGCAAGTCATATCAAACGTCTAGTCCACTTAGAGATTACAAGCTAGAACATTGCACTTACTTTGAAGATAGACGTAGGGCTGAACATCAGGCACACAAAAAGGCAGAAGAGATAGCAGAAGAATGTGGTTCAGAGTGGTTTAAGATACCTGTAGATAAAGCCGTTAAGATAATAGGAGATTTAAAATGAAACTAACTCTTGATGTAGAAAACACCGTAACACACAGGAATGGTAAATTACATCTTGACCCATTTGAACCTGACAATAGTTTAACATTGGTAGGTATGCTTTGCGAGTCAGGGAAAGAAAATATCATTACCTTTGACCATTCGGAAATGCAACCTACTGTGTCGGGCAAGGACACTGTACAGAATATGCTAGATGCAACTACACTCTTGATTATGCACAACGCACCACACGACTTGATGTGGTTGTGGGAGTCAGGATTTAAGTATGATGGTGCTGTGTTTGACACTATGCTCAATGCCTATGTCATACAGCGTGGACAGAAACAACCTTTATCTCTTGAAGCCTGTGCTGAACGCTATCAGTTAGACACAAAGAAACAGGACACATTGAAAGAATACTTTAAGAAAGGATATAGCACTAAGGACATACCCTATGATGAACTGGCTACATACCTGTCTGCTGACCTTCATGCCACACA